AAATGGGACACATGTATCGTGATCTTAATAACTTTATACAAAAAGCAAATGAAAATCATTTTGGGTTTGGAGATATACAGGTTACAGAGAATGCACAGTTTACAGAATATCCAAAAGGAGGGTTCTATGATTGGCATATGGATTGTGATGTAAACATGCAACACGAACCACCTGTAAGAAAAATATCAATGACACTATTGTTAAATAATCCATCAGAGTTTGAAGGAGGAGATCTTGAACTAATGGCACCTGGTAAATTTGCAGAATTAAAACAAGGTCATGCAATAATATTTGCATCATTTTTAAATCACAGAGTAAATCCTGTAAAACGTGGAGTTAGACAATCTCTCGTTGTTTGGTTTGGAGGTAAGCCATTTAGATGATTAAAGAACAATTTTTTCCAACAAATATATATGGCAAGGATGTAAAATTAGATAATCAATTATTTACTAATGAGATAGTTGAATGGTCTAAACGAGATCCTGGTGTAAAGAAAACAAATCGTAATGGTTGGCACTCAACAACTGAAATGCATAAGATGCCCGTGTTTCAACCTTTGGTCAAAGAATTATTTATAATGATAAATGATATATGGAAAGAAGAATGGTTAGATAGAGAACCATTGTTAGGTAATATGTGGGCTAATATAAATCCACCAGGTGGGTACAATCAACCTCATATACATCCTAATAGTTTGTTTAGTGGTGTATATTATGTAAAGGCTCCAAAAGACTCTGGTAATTTGGTTTGTAATGAACCAAGAGCAGGAGCACAATTAAATATGCCTATAAGAAAATCTGGAAAACCACCAAAAGAATTATGGAGAGAGGTGCATTTAGAACCAATTGAAGGTAGAATTATAATGTTTCCTTTTTATCTTTGGCATTGTGTTGAACCTAATTTATCTAATGATATAAGAATATCAGTAAGTTTTAATTTTATACAACATGGCTTTCAATAAATATCAAGTAATCAAAGGTGCACTTAGCTACGAGTTAGCTAATTTTATATTTAATTATTTTTTACTTAAACGTGATGCAGTTGATTGGATGTATAAAAACAATATTACGTATGATACAGGGATGTTAGGAACATGGACCGATAAACAAGTTCCTAATACATATTCTCATTATGCAGACCAAGTTATGGAGACATTGTTAGTCAAGATGCTACCAGTCATGGCCAAAGAAACAGGGCTTAATTTAGTGCCTACATATTCGTATGCTAGAATATATAAAAAAGGTGATATATTAAGACGTCATAAAGATAGACCTTCTTGTGAAATATCCACTACATTAAATCTAGGTGGAGACCCATGGCCTATATTTATCGATGGTACAGGGGCTGACAGCGTCATAGACGAGTATAAACAGATACATAAACCCAATGCCCCAGAGGGCACGAAAGTCTTGCTTGATGTAGGGGATATGCTAGTATATAGTGGTTGTGAACTAGAACATTGGAGAGAACCACTTGAAGGTGATGTCTGTGCGCAGGTATTTCTTCATTATAACCATGTAGATGGTCCT